ACCACGCAGTGGGTAAAGGAATTGTCGCTGCCTAGCCCAACCCGGGCGTAGCAGGCTTCACGCCCCCGGCGACACTTGCCGAAGGGGGGTTTGCCTATGAAGTGATAGGGGGTATCTGCTCAGAATAACGTTGTAAGACACACAAATCATATATATCCGTGCAGTATTTGTTTTTTTTACGAGGAGCCGACCCTATGGACCGCGAGATGATGACCCTAGACCAACAAAGTGCATTTGACCTACTGAGTATAGCCGAGAACTTGAAGAGAATAGCCACAACCCTTGAGCGTTTGCTCAAGGTAATGGAGATGAGACCATGAGGCTACCTACGAGGAATCAGCCAGTGGCTGCGGATGAGAAGCGAGTTCTGGGCCTGTTTCTGGAATGGTACGAAGCGCTGAGCCCGGAGGACCGTACGATATGGGAGTACGTGATGGGAAAAAGCATCTTGAGGGTGAGCAAATGAACATTCATCTGAACATTCATCCTGCTAACCATTTGCTTCAATTGCTAGATCGAATCATCGCCGAACTGCGCCATATGTATCCTAACTTCAATTCAATTCCTGCTATTGATAAACTTAATTCCGAACTTATTGACAGCAGGAATAAATTAACCGAACATATCGATGATCTCTGCGTTGAATTAGCCCCGGGTGAATGGCGATGAACTCTGAAACATTTCAGTTCCGAATTTCAACGTCAAGTAGGGGCTATCTGTGGTTAAAGAAGAAACAAGACGCTGGGGTGAACGTGAGTCGTGCCCTACGGCTCCTCCTCGATACTCACTCTGAACTCTTCGATAAGTTGGATGCCGAGAAAGGTCGGGTGCTGACCCTTCGAAGGCGGATTGAGAAACTCGAACGCCAGGATAGCCCGGACTTCAGAGCGAACCTCGAAGCAGAGAAGAATATGCTGGCTCGAATCAAAAAGGCAGAGAGGGCCAAGTAGGCATAGTAACTCGCCATACACTTTGAACCTCTTCCATCCTGCGGTCAACCCAGCCCACATACCGTCTTGCCGCCATTGTCAGTGGCTCCTCGATCTTATGTTCGTAAATCGTCTCAGCGGTGAACTTAATCTTCTCGGGAACCTGCCCAAGAGTTATCTCCGCCAACATCTTCGGAGTCTCAGCCATGAAATCAATATAATCCTCAACACCTTCTACACCTCCAATAGCAAATGAAACTACAGCACCACCTACAACCAAACCTTCAACAAGGTTTATTCCAGGGATGGTGGCGAGAAGCCACTCACCTTTCCATATGAAAGCCAGGGCGATCCCTGCATAAATCGTTTCGTCGAGATCTTCCCAAGTGAACTTCTGGTCATCTGCCCAGGCTGCTTGTTCCCAAGCATATAGGACTGCATATGTCCTGAATCGTTGTGTCTTACTTCCCCACATTCAAGGCCCCGTCGCTAATTCATAAGAACGCTTTTGACGCATTAAGAATGATAATTCTTTTTCTTCCGCAACGATAATGGCTGAAACATAATTACAGGGAGGGATATGGATCTTCTTGTCTGCGGTGATGACGCCAGCAAGTCCGGTCTGCACATATATTACTCTAGTCAAATGCACCTTGTCTGCTGTCGTCGCAGCACAAGTGCCGAAAGTTGTTTGTCCCTGCAGAGAGATGTCCCCCCAACTAGAGTTATCTACGAATGTTCTGGTTCTCCCATAGATGACCTGGCTCATATCAAAGGTCGAGTTTGGAAACCCTGGTAGGTCACCATCACCAGTTGTGTAGATGTGTGCAGCCAAAAGAGTAGCATCATCGATGAACTCGGTAGTGACCAAATCGATTACGCTCATCGAGATAGTGCCAAACGGAGAAAAGGACTCCTGCACATCAACGCCCTGGAAGAAAGACGTAAGGAACTCGAGGTTATATCCAGAGAGATCGTAATAGGTGCGATTAGCAGCGGTAGGAGTTCCTAAAGCCCCATCATCAAGAAGTTCCCAGCCCTGGCCCGCGGTAATGGTGAGAGGATAACCTGGTAATTCAGTCGCAGTATCGATGTCGCACCAAGGAAAGAGTTGGTCTAGAATGCGCGGTCCTTCTAAAGTCATGACTTCTTCACCGCCTTGTGAGCCTTCTTAGCCAGGGCGGCGAAACTTGATCGTGGGTGTTTCTTCTTCAAGCGCTTGTAAGCAGCAGCATATTTCTTATTATATGCACTTGGACCGCGCTTTTTCTTTGCTGAAGAACTTTTCTCATAGGCTCTACGTGCTGTCTTTCGCACCTCACCGGTAGTCGTTGAGTGGGTGTGTAGGGATTCTCCGCACCTAGGACAGTATCGGGGCATTCAATCCCCTCAGTTATCGCTAGCCGTGGATTGGATCGCTATGGCCATCCAGTCTTTGGTTGAAAGTTTGACTACTCTACATTTTATTCGTGTGGTAACGAACACATCACTCCCTGCTATATCAGCACCACCAGGACCGGCTACTAGGTAAAGAGTATCATTGACGACAAGGAAAGCCTCACTAAGATTGGATGGCCCGAAGGAATCGGGGTACAAGTCCGCAACATGAGAAGCGATATTGTTGGCGACATCGATGTTAAGAGATCCGCTAGCCACTAGACTTTGGTCGTCTGCTCGAACGAAAGCAGTTCCGGGGTTCAAATCGCTTAATTGAACGGAGATTCCACCATTTCCGTTAAGCATTGCCTCGACCTGCTGATTGTAATACGCTGATGCTTGGTAGATGAAATCAACTTGTTCGATTGCGACAGCCTGACCAGTGGGCACATTGACATATGCTCCAAGGTCGATGGTGCCTTGAACTCGAGCACCGTCGGCGGTAGCCTGGGGTAGAGTTAGGGTTTCAGTCAGATAAAAACTGCCAGTCATTGCTTTTGCCATGGTCATCGCATGCGGTCCTGGTCTAAAAAGGCTGGTCCGCGCACTGTAATTGGATTCTATCTTCGCACCACGCAGTGGGTAAAGGAATTGTCGCTGCCTAGCCCAACCCGGGCGTAGCAGGCTTCACGCCCCCGGCG